GTGGACGGGCGCAAAAGCCGCCTGGCTGAACATGGAGCACTGGCGCGCGTGTGGCGATTCGACGCTGAAGCGCGAGGATTTCGCTGGGGATCCGTGCTGGATCGGCCTTGACCTGGCGACGCGGATCGACATCGCGGCGCGGGTAGATGTGTTCGCGCGCGAGATCGACGGCCGGACGCACTACTACGCATTCCCGCGATTCTACCTGCCTGAATCGGCGCTGGACGCGGCGAAGAACGCCCAGGTCTATCGCGGTTGGGCGACGGCTGGGCACGTCGAGATCATGGAAGGCGACGAAGTGGACTATGCCGCCATCCAGTCAGAATTGCTGGCGTCAGCGGGCGAGATGACGCTGCGCGAGGTGGCCTATGACCCGTGGCAGGCGACGCAATTGGCCCAGGCGCTGCGCGCGGAGGGCGTGGAGGCGGTCGAGTTCCGGCACACGGTCGGGAACATGAGCCCGGCCATGCGCGAACTGGAGGCGGCGATCGCTTCGGGGCGGTTCCACCATGACGACAACCCTTGCTTAAACTGGATGGCGGCAAACGTGGTAGCGAAAGCAGACGCGAAGGACAACATCTACCCGCGCAAGGAACTGCCGGAAAACAAGATCGACGGCGTGGTGGCGCTGATCATGGCGATAGGCCGGGCGATGGTGGCGCCGGCTACGCAGCACATTGCCTGCGAGGTATGGGCGTGAAGCTGGCGTTCTGGCGCCGCGAGGAGCGCGAGGAGAAAACGCTCGGCGCTGACGACGTTTTGCGTGCGCTGCTGGAGCAGGCGTCATCGAAGTCTGGCGTGCCGGTCAACTGGCGCACCGCGCAGCAGGCATCGACTGCGATGGCATGCGCGCGACTGATCGCTGAAGGATTGTCGCAAATCCCGTTGAAACTGTTCCGCGATCTGCCCGGCGGCGGCCGGGAGCCGGCGTCAGATGCCAATGTGTATGAACTGTTGTATCGGCAGCCGAACGCGATGCAGACGGCGTTTGAGTTTCTCGAGCAGCGGGCGTTGCATTTGGCGTTTTGCGGGAATGCGTTCGCGTTGATCGTGCGGGTCAACGGGCGCATCGTTGAGCTGCTGCCGTACGAGCCGCAGCACGTCACGATCAAGCGTGACGGGTGGCATGTGTCCTATGAAGTAGACGCGCCGGATGGGCGCAAGTTGCCGGTTTCTGCCGTGGATATGTGGCACACGCGAGGTCCGTCGTGGACTTTCGGCGACGGGCTCGAAGGTGTCCGGCTGGCGCGCGAGGCGATCGGTCTCTCGCTGGCGCTGGAAGATCACGGATCACGGCTTTTCAAGAACGGCGCGCAGCCCGGCGGCCTCCTGTCAACTGACGCCACGCCGACCGCAGAGCAGCGGCAAGCGTTGCGCGAGTCGTGGGAGGCGGCCTACGGCGGGGCCAACAAGTTCAAGACCGCCGTGCTTTGGGGCGGCTGGAGGTGGATGGCGCTCGCATCGCCGAATGACTCAGCGCAGTTCCTTGAATCGCGGGCGTTCCAGGTCGAGGAGGTCTGCCGGGCGTTCCGGGTGCTGCCGATCATGGTCGGCCATTCGGATAAGGCCGCGACGTTCGCGAGTGCCGAGCAAATGTTCCTCGCGCACCAAGTACACACGATGGGGCCGTGGTATCGGCGGCTGGAGCAGTCGGCCGACCTGGCGCTTCTGACGCCGAAGGAGCGTGCGCAAGGGCTGCACTTCCGATTCGTGGTGAACGCGATGATGCGCGGCGCGGTCAAGGATCGCGCGGACTACTACTCGAAGCTGTATGGCATCGGCGCGCTGAATCCGAACGAGATCCGCGCGCTGGAAGAGATGAATCCCTACGACGGCGGCGAGCAGTATCGCGTGCCGCTGAACATGACAGATCCGGCAGCCGAGCCGGAATCACCGCAAGGAGACGCGAATGCAGCACCTTAACTGCGGGCTGATCGAGCTGAAGTTTGCCGAAAACGGATCCGACACGGCCGAGATGAAATTTTCCGGCTACGGCGCCGCGTTCGGGAATGTCGATTCCTACGGCGACGTGATCGAGCCGGGCGCTTTTGCGCAATGGCTGTCCGACGTGAAGTCGGGGAAAAAGGAGTGGCCGGCGATGCTGCTGCAGCATGGTGGCTATGGGATGACTGCCGAGGACATGATGCCGGTTGGCGTGTTCACGTCGCTTTCCGAGGACGGCAAGGGGCTGCGTTTTGAAGGGACTCTTGCGGACATTGCTCGCGCTCGTGACGCGTACACGCTCATGAAGATGCAGCCGCGTCCGGCGATCAACGGCATGTCAATCGGGTACATCCCGAAAGAATGGGAGATGCGCAGCAAGCCGGAAGATCCGCGCCGCCGCCTGAAGCGCATCGACGTGGTCGAAATTTCACTGGTGACGTTCCCCGCCAACGGGAACGCGCGGGTCGACTCCGTGAAGTCTGAACGCACCATCCGAGATGCAGAGAGAGCCTTGCGAGATGCCGGGTTTTCGACGCGCGAAGCCAAGGCCATCGTGGCTGAAGGCTTCAAGTCCATGCCTCAACGAGACGGAGAGGATGTGGAAGAGCTAGCCGCGATCTTGCGGCGCAATGTATCCATCATCACACCGTAAAGGAGTCCAACATGGACGAGATCAAAAGCCTCCTGCAACAGCAGGGCGAGGCGTTCGAGGCATTCAAGAAAGCCAACGATGAGCGCCTGAAGGATATCGAGCAAAAGGGAGCCGCCAGCGGAGATCTGATTGCGAAGGTCAATGCCATCAACGAGGACATCACCCGGCTTGGCCAGGACATCGAGTCCGTCGCCAAGAAGGCCGCTCGCGACCAGTTCGCCGCGGCTGCGGAGATGACCGCCGAGCAGGCCGAGTACAAGAAGGCGTTCGGCCGCTTCTTGCGCAAGGGCTCCACGGACGGGCTCGAGGAACTGCAGCGCAAGGCGATGAACACTGGCTCCGACCCGGACGGCGGCTACCTGGTGCTGCCCGAAATGGACGCTGCGATCGACCGCGTGGCGCAGACGATGGGCGCGATGTATCGCCTGGCGAACACCGTGACCATTGGCACCGCGAAGTACGAAAAGCTGGTCAAGACCTCGGGCATGGCCATGCGCCGCGTGGCGGATGGCGGCACGGGGGGCGAAACGACCGAACCGAAGTACGCGAAGATCGGCATCGAGGTGTTCACCGCCGAGGTCGAGCCGTGGGTGTACAACGAGACGCTTGAAGACGCGATGATCGACCTCGAGGCGGATCTCGCCGCCGAGGCCGCGATCGGGTTCGTCGAAGGCGCGGGCGCGGAGTTCATCACCGGGAACGGTGTTGGCAAGGCGCGCGGCATCACGGCGTACACCAACGTTGCGAACTCGTCCTATGCATGGGGCAAGGTCGGCTACATCGTCTCGGGCAAGTCGGCGGCGTTCGCCTCCGTCGCACCGGCCGACAAGGTGGTCAGTCTGCAGCACGCGCTGAAGTCGCAGTATCGTCCCGGTGCGGTGTGGCTCACCAACGACACCACGCTGGGCGTGATGCGCCAGATGAAGGATGGATCCGGCAGCTACTACCTGTGGCAGCCCGACCCGTCCGCCGGATTTGGTGGGCGCTTCCTCGGCTCTCCGGTGGAAGTGGACGACAACATGGCCGACATCGGTGCTGGCACGTACAGCCTGGCATACGGAAACTTCAGCCGCGGCTACACCATCGTGCAGCGCGCCGGCACCACGCTGATTCGCGACAACATCACCGCGAAGGGAACCACGAAGTTCAACTTCCGCCGCCGGTTCGGGGGGGGCATCGTAAACTTTGAAGCAATTAAGCTCATGAAATTTGCGACGAGCTAAGAAACAGCTAAGTTCGCCACCATATGCGATAATGGCGCCGCGTAAAAAGCGGGAAAACGCCATGAAAAAATGCAGCGTTCGGGGATGTAGGGATTCGGCAAAAAAGGTCGGATGGTGCCTTTTCCATTACGATAGAAATCGTAGACACGGCAACCCAACGGCCGGCGGTCCGCGTAGGGCTTCGCCGAATTCACTCGGGAAGTGCAGCATTTCTGGATGCAGGAATGCTGCAGTTGCTCGAAATCATTGCGTCAAGCATTACGCGAAGCTGAAGAAGTTCGGTGACCCGCTGGGCGGAACGGTACAAGACGGGCGTTCCAAGGAGTGGCGGCCAAATAAGGACGGG